GGGAGCGCCCGCTGGGCATCAACCCGCCGCAGCCCGACAACTCCGCCCGCCGCGTAGCCGACGTGTTGGCCAAACTCAACGAGACCGGCGGCCTGAGCATCCCGTATTTCATCCGGCTGGCCGCCGCAGCCGGCTACACCATCACCATCAGCGAGCCGCAGCCCTTCCGCGCCGGTGTAAACCGCGCCGGCGACCGCCTCGCCCGCGAAGACATTATGTGGGTGTGGTGGGTGGACGTGGCTGCCCAATCGCAAACCGTGTGGCGCTTCCGCGCCGGCTCCGGTACGGCAGGCAGCCGCTTGAGCCAATACAGTGACGCCGTGATTGGTAGTCTGTTCAACCGCCTCAAACCCGCCCACACCGCCATTCGATTCAACTACCACTAAGGACTAACTCATGTACCCCATCGAAACCCCCGACAAAATCTTCCGCGACGGCGACGGCGTGAGCGAACTCGGCACCATCCTGCCCGCATGGTGGCTGAATCAAATCCAGGGCGAATTACTCGGCGTGTTGGAATTGGTCGGCATTACACCTAATAAAACAAACACCAAACAGCTTAAAACAGCCATTGATAGATTATTTACCACTAAAGCGGCAGAGGCTACGGCGGGGAAAGCAGACACGAAAAAATTAACCACTGAAGACCTTAACAGCCTCACTTTCCCAGGCATATACGGGCAAATGCTCAACGTAAATGCGACAACGGAAAGGAATTATCCCGTACAAAAAGCGGGCAGCTTGTTGAGTATGCCGTCAGCCTATAACAGCGACAACGAACTCGCATCACACCAAATTTACATACCGTTTGATGCGGACGAAGTATGGCGGCGCGGGAAAAGAAATGGCGGCAACTGGACCGAATGGTCAAAACTAACCGTATCGCCTGCCGATTTATCAGCCGCTATCGAATCATCCGTGCCGTCAGGAACGGTCTTCCATTTCGCAGGACAGACTGCCCCCGCCGGCTGGCTCAAAGCCAACGGTGCCGCCGTTTCCCGCACCGCCTATGCGGCCCTATTTGCCGCCATCGGCACCACCTACGGCGCGGGTGACGGGCGCAGCACCTTTAATTTACCCGACCTGCGCGGTGAATTTATCCGCGGCTGGGATGACGGTCGCGGTATAGACCGAGGGCGTGCGTTAGGATCGGCGCAAGGAGACGCCATCCGCAACATCACCGGTTCTATAGACACGGGCAGCAACAGCGGGCATCAACTCTTTGACGAGGCCACCGCCACGGGCGCACTGGCTATAAGCCAGCGGCGATGGCGGGCATGGACCAGCGATACCCAAGATGGCAGGAACAACCCGGCAGCGTTTGACTTCGACGCCTCCCGCGTTGTCCCAACCGCGCCCGAAAACCGCCCGCGCAACATCGCATTGCTGGCCTGCATCAAGATTTAAGGCCGTCTGAAAGGAAAAATCATGAGCGAAAACCAATACCCGCCAACCAAGCCCGTCTGCCAGTTGGATGCCGACAACCTCTACCTGCACCAAACCGTGGCCGACCTCGACCCGCTGGCCGCAGACGGCGGCTACCTATTGCCGGCCGGCTGCGTGGACACCCAGCCGCCCGAAACCCGCGCAGGCTTCGCCGCCCGCTGGCTACCCGAAAGGGCGGAATGGCAATACCTGCCCGACCATCGCGGCAAGACGGCTTACCGTACGTCAGACGGTGCGGCAGTACAAATTGAACAGGTGGGCGAGCTACCCGCCGAGCTGACCCTGCTGCCGCGAGAGAACGAATATCAGACGTGGGATGCCAAAGCCAAGGCTTGGATATTGCCTCCAGACGTTGCTGCCCGGCTCAAAGCCGAGCAGCAGGATGAGGTGTGGGAGCGTATCAAAGCCAAGCGCTACGACAACCTGCGCCACGGGGTGTACGCCAAATCGGTCGGCAAGTGGTTTCAGACCGACGACGCGACCCGCCTGCAATATCTGGCACTGGCACTGGAAAGCGTAACGGGCGGCTTTAAGAAGCCCATCAACTGGAAGACGATGGACAACAGCTTTTTGATGCTCACCCCCGAACTGCTGCGCGAAATCATGCAGACCATGCACGATGACGAACAAGCCGACTTTGCCAATGCCGAAAAACACAAAGCGGCCATGCTCCAAGCCGAAAACCCGATGGAATACGACTACAGCGGCGGCTGGACGGCAAACTTTGATGAGCAGCCCGCCGCCGAACTTGAGGAGGCTGCCAAATGAATACTCAACCCATCTATCTAGCCCTCTATCGAGGCCGCCGCAACGGCAGCGGCTGGCGCGTATGGTGTGCAAGGGCGACCGACTGGCTCACCCGTGCTCTCACACGAGGACAATACAGCCACTGCGAGATTGCAGTGCGCGAGCATCCGCATGCATCAGTTTATACCTGCTACTCCGCCTCCATCCGGGATGGCGGCGTGCGTACCAAAGTCATGCCGCTGCCTGAAGCCAAGTGGGACCTAATCCCGCTGCCCTCCACTCTGGAGGCACACGAACGTCTGCAACGGGTATGGGCGGAAACCCAAGGCCAAGGCTACGACCTGAGGGGCGCATTGGGCATCGCCTTCAAAACCCACCAACGAGGCGACAAATGGTTCTGTTCCGAATGGTGTGCAACAGCCCTAGAGCTATCCGACTGCTGGCGCTGGTCGCCCAATGACCTTGCCGCCATCGTGTCCGCCCTAAAAAGAGAGGCATGAAAAACCCCGCCACATGGGCGGGGAGCAAGAAAGATGAGACGGCGACGCGGCAGGTGGGGGAACACCCGCAGCGACAGCCAAGCAGAACTGGCCTGCATTGACCCAAGGCCGCCACCCTCGAGGGCGCGCGGATTGTATCACGCAATGTAGGAAAAATAATGCAATACCGATGCAAAAGCTGCGGCAAATTACTGGCCGTTGGCAGCGGCACCGTACAAATCAAGTGCCAACGCTGCAAAACAGTAAACCAATTCAGTTCTTTAACAACCCAGAGCACCCAGAGTGCCGAAACTGCGAACACCACGCAGAAAGGCACTTATGTACCGCAAAGCACCCCTGCCGTTCACCGGCCAAAAACGTAACTTTTTAAAGCTGTTTAAACAGGTATTAAATGAGCATATCCCCGGTGACGGGGAGGATTGGACAATCTTAGATGCCTTCGGCGGTTCCGGTCTCTTGTCGCATACCGCCAAACAATGCAAACCGTCCGCCCGCGTTATTTATAACGACTACGACGGCTACAGCGCACGCCTGCAACACATCCCCGACATCAACCGCCTGCGCCGCCTGCTTGCCGGGCTGCTGGCCCCCGTTCCACGCAGCAAACTGGTACCGCCGGCAATTAAGGCCGCCATCGTGGCTGCCATACGCAGCTTCGGCGGCTATATCGACCTCGACTGCTTGGTTTCATGGTTGCTATTCAGCGGCAACACCGCCGCCGATTTGGAAGAGCTATGCCGCAAAACCATGTATAACTGCATCAGCCTCAGCGACTACCCCGAGGCACAAGACTACCTGCAAGGCGTGGAGGTAGTCAGCCAATCCTACCGCGAGCTGCTACCGCAACATATCGGCAACCCGCGCACGTTATTGGTACTCGACCCGCCCTACGTCTGCACCCAGCAGGGCAACTACCGCAAGGCAGCCTACTTCGGCATGGTAGAGTTCCTTCGCCTGATGGCAATGGTGCGCCCACCCTTTATCTTTTTTAGCAGCACCCGCAGCGAACTACCCGCCTATCTCGACCTCGTAGCCGAACTGCGCCTGCCCGGATGGGAGCGTTTTGCAGGCAATCAAACCCTGACGGTGAGCAGCAACATTAACTGCAATTCAAGCTACGATGACCACCTGATTTATAAGTTCTGACGGCAAGCGGCATGCGACTCTTAAAGGTATAAGATAATCCCCGTTTAACAGGCTATTAAACGGGGATAAATTTGTGCAAAAGCTGATACAATTTTCTACGCGGCGGCGGTGCAAAAGCTGCTGCTAATTCGGGCAAAAGCTGCCGCCGCCTTACACCAGCGACAGAAAAATATCGATCATGCAGGGATCGTGTCGGGTTGCGGTCAGGCTGCACAGGCGGTCGTACATTTCGTAAGCGTCCTGCCCCGCCAAATCCTGCGGCTGCGTGATACCGAGCAAAGCCAAATCCTCCGCCACGG